ATAATCAAGGATTGACTGATAACTTGAAACAAATTCAAGATGAATATGATAATCAAGAGAAAAGCTTAAAGCAAACTTCTGAAAGTTTAAAAAAACGAAGCAAGATAGAAAGGGATATGTTAAAAAAAGAAGAGGATCTTTTAAAACAGATTCAGGCTAATCTTGCAGCAGCACAAGCAGCGGGGAAGAAATCGCCACAAGCGCAAGCGGCAATAACTAATATGCAAATGCAAGAAGCTCAACAGCAGAAAGCTGTCGCCGCTGCACAACAACCTCTTCGACAAACATTAGAAGAGCGTAAGCAAATAGCAATCCAATCTAAAACGCTTGCAACAGACACAGCAAATAAAAAAGCAGAAGCTAATCAAAACGCAGCAAATTTACAAGCAGCAGTCACACAAAGCGCAAAAAGATCTATTACTAACCCAATGGGTAAAGTAAGAGACACTAGCACTACTCCTGGTGGTAATAGAGATATGCTTGGAACTATTTTTGCAGTTCAAGGAGCAATGAGCGCCTTAACTGGAGCTACAGAAGGCGCGACAAGCGGTATGGCGAAATTATTTAATAGTTTCGGTGCAGTTGCTAGCTCAGTAACAACAGTAGTTTTTGCTGGTCAGGGATTATCGCAAGCTTTTGGTGGTGCAGAAAAAGGATTTGGTAGAGTCATTGGAAAATTGGGTGGTGTTGCCGCAGTAGGAGTTGGTTTGTATGTGGCTTTTAAGGAAGCTATAAAATATGTAGATAGCAATAATCAAGGCATGAAGAGCGCTGCTGAAGCAACTGGCAGATTAGCAGAAGCGGCTAGTAAAGCTTCTGTAAATTTAGACAATATTAATCCAGCAATAAAGAAAAGATTTGAAGAAGAGGCTAGAGCTTCGGTTTTGGCTATAGGAAGCAAGGCTCAAAAATTAACATCCGATGGCGAACAAACCACGGGACAAAAACTAATGGCTCCCGCCTTTCAAGTAGTAGCGAAAGCTATGGGTCAAAAAATTGACATGACTTCATTAAGATATAGTGATTTAACAGAAGGTCTTGGCGATACACTAAACCAAGAATTATATACATCTATGGCAAACGCAAGAGGTGTTGGAATTCCTCAAAAAACAATTGATGAACTTTTACTTAATTACGCTAAACAGGGAGATAAAAATGAATTAGGCGAAGTGCAGCTTAATGGCGGTCAAGTTAAAAATTATATCAATGAGTTAAATAAAATGATGTCTGAAATACCATCGACATTAAGCCCTCAAAATTTACTAAATCAAATAGGCGAAGATAATGCAAAAGTATTAGGTAGCGCAAGTTATGAAGAAATTCAATCAGCCAAGTCAATAGCTGATACTATGTATTTGTATGAAGGCAAAGATTTTAAAAAGGGTTCTTTTGAGTATAATTCTTTTAAAGATGCTCAAAGTAGACAAACGCCAGAATCAACAATTTTATTAAATTTAATTAAATCTTTAAAAAAAGAAGGCATTTCTGAAGAAATACAAAATGAATATATAAATAAAACTACATCTCTTGCGAAAGATCAAGAAAAAGCAATTGCGGAAGAAAATATTAGCGCGACAGCTAGATCACCAAGAGAATTACAAGAAACAATTAAAGCTATCAAGCGAGAAAAGCTTGAAAGAGAGTCTATTAGAACGATAGAGCAGCAAATTGCAGACAAGCGTTATGATTCTTCACTTCTTGTAGCAGGTATAGAAGCTGATTTAAATCTTTCAGCATCTAATAGAACAATCAAAACATTGGAAGCTCAAGCAGCGCTAGAAAAACAAACTGCCGAATTAGAAGCTCAAAAAACAATCCAAGAAGAGCTAAACAAATTGGCGGGAGAATTCATGGACAAGGGTCTGTTTAAAGGCTCAAATGCAGAAGATAAAGTAAGAGCAACTTTAAAAAATCTTAAAGATAATAAAGAAGCGCAAGCGATATTAAGCAGTAATAATCAACAGCAAGCTGCGATTGATTTTGCAAAAGCCCAATTACAGGGAACTGATTTAAAAGAAAATATTTATGCTGCTGAGCAATTAGCTAAAGCAATATTGAACGCTCTTGATTTGCAAGAAAGAACAAATCGAGCCGTTCAAGACGGAAACGATGAAAAAGAAAAATCGAAAAATCTTGAAATTGCCAAAAACAAAATCCAAGAACAAAACAATAAAGCGTCTGAAAGATACGCGCAACTTATGTCAGCAAGAGCAACTGACATATCGAATCAATCTACACAAGTTGGATATGCATCGCAATTAAAAAATGCAGACATTGACGTAAAGCTTGCTCAATTATCTAAGACTAATGGAATTTCTCCGTTTGAAAGAAGAGATGAGGAAAACAGACTCGAAAGACTTAAATTCCAAAATGAATTACAAAGCGAACGCGAAAGAAATATCTTAGATGCTAAAGCCGAGTTCGTGAGAAATGCTAAGCTCGAAGAAAATATATTAGCATTAGGAGACAATAATGAACAAATTAAAGAAAACACAATTGCTTTAAAAAAACTGGTAGAGGTTATTCCTAATAATCCTTTGGCATCTAACTTTAGATTGGGACCAGTTGGAAGTGCTACAGATCGGATGAGTAAAGCTGGTGGAGCCAAACCTTCATTTATGAAAGAATTTGGCAATCCAACTGGTAGAACATCATCAATAGCTGATTACAGGCCAGCTACAGATACAGGATTAGCAACTACAACAGTTTTAACTACAAAAGTTTCTGAAGAAGAAAAATTTAAAAAAGCCGAAGAACTATCTAAATTGACAGACTCTGCGGAGATATATAATTCTGCATTAAAATATGCCACAGAAGAACTTACACTACAAGATGAAGCCGCTGCAAGTTTAGCACAAAAATTAGCTCAAGCCGCAAATACAATAAGAAGTGGCGAAGACGCTGCTAAAGCAAAAGAAGATCTTAGAGAAAGAGAAGATGCAATTAAGCAAATTAATGGTGAAATTCAAAGCATAGGACAATCAGAAAATTCTCAATTGCAGCGGCAACTAGACGATTTAAAGGGATCTCCTTCAACATTCGCAGAAGGAATGCAAAATGCATTTTTGCAAATGCAGATAGATGGCGAGCAATTTGCTTATCTATTAGGCAAAGACATTCCAAAAATGTTTTCTGATGGAATTAGCGGTGCAATAAACTCTGCAATTGAAGGAACTGTTTCTCTCAAAGAAGGATTCCGTTCTGCCGCTTATGAGTTGGTAAAAACTATAAACCAAAGAATGACTAGCAGATTAGTTGATCGGATTGTTAGTGGAAAACCTAAAGGAAAAGGAGAGGAAGCGGCTGGTGGTGGCGGATTTATTGATTTCTTATCTGGAATGCTTGGATTCGCTTCTGGCGGCAAAGTAACTGGTGGTTCTGGATCAAAAGACGATGTTCCAGCAATGCTTATGGGCGGCGAATATGTCGTAAATAAGAAAGCTGTATCGAAATACGGTCCAAAATTCTTAGAGGCAATCAACAACGGAACATTGAATGGTTACGCTAATGGCGGCATGGTCGATTCTGAAAAGAATCCATATAATAAATTAATACAAAATATATATGAAGAAAGACGATCAAAAGCCAAAAAAATACAAGGCGGCAATGCTGGCTTCTATACCCCAGGAACTTATAATACTGGAGCTATTTTAGGCAAAAGAGATTTATTAAGCTTTGCAACTCAAAGTGGTACATCGGGAGTGTTTGATAGAATGACAAATGAAAATGGCTACCAATCTATTGCTCTTGAGCCAGAAAGTCCAATGTTGTCTGTTTCTGGAATGAGAAATTCGCCACAGTTCGAAGCCACTCAATCAGCAAAACAGCAAGCTTTTGATTTGTATCTGCAACAGTATAATGCTGAAATAGAAGCCAAGAAACAAGAGAAAGAAAAGAAAAAAGCTTTAACATCTCAATTATTGATGTTGGTTGGAAGCGCTGCATTAGGAGGTATTGGGAATGCTGCTAGCTCTGGAGCTAAAGCCGCTCTCGGCAATCTGCCAAAGGATGCTGGATTTTTTCAAAAATTTGGCACTGCATTTTCTGGAGCAATTAAAGGTGGGAAAGTAGGAAATCAACAAGTTGGAGGCTTATCAAATTTATTTAGTGGTGCTGGAAAGATGTTTTCTGGAGATTTTGCGGGTGCTGTAAATAAATTCAAACTGTCTCAAATCGGAAATGCCAAACAATTATCGGATCTTTATCAATCAGATCAGAATTTTGCTTCTTACATTGATAAAAGCGGCGGAATTGGCGCGTTAAGGGCTGAGCCAGTTTCTGGAGCCATGCCATTTTCTGCAAATGCTTCCATACCTAGAGGGACAGCAAGAACGCCTGCTGGAGTTGTTTTTGATGCAGCTACAAGTATGAGTGGTGGCAATTTATTTCCAGAGGGATTATCTGATCCAAATATGACTCCGCTAGTAGAGAATCCAGAATTTATACTCTTACCGCGAAAACCCAAAGGAAGCGCTACTGGTGGAATGATTCCATCTAGGTCTGGTATCGACACAGTTCCAGCTATGCTTTCTGGTGGAGAGTTTGTGATGAATCGCTCTGCTGTTCAAAGCATTGGAGCGCCAAACCTTCAATCAATGAACTCTGGTGGAACTTCCATCACTTCAGAAGAGACAAGCAAGGAACTCAACGAAAAACTCTTGGCAAAACTTGATGAACTTATTGGCGCATCTGGCTCAACTGGAAACATAACAATCAACGTGGCTCCATCTGGTCAAACCTCTCAAGAAACTTCGCAAGATCCATCTGCAAGCCGTCAACAACTCGCTCGTCAAATCAAAGACGCAGTATTGCAGATCATCAACGACGAGAAAAGAATTGGAGGCTCTTTAAGAAGATAATATGTTTGATTTATTAAACAACTACGAGAATAAAGTTTTCATCTCTGGGCAAGAACTGCTTGGAGTTGAAAACGTCAATATTTCATATTCTCAATCAACGGCTCTATCAAGATTTTTGGGAATGTCTACAGCGCAAACATTAGTTGCTGGCGAGACTCAAAAACAAGTGACATTCTCGCGGTATTTGATTTACAACGATCCAGTTTTATCACTGACAGGTTCTTCGCCAACAAGTGGCAGCATCAACTACAATGGTCAAGCTTATGGCTTCAATAGCGGATTCTTGACTGAGTATAGCGTCAATTGCGCTGTGGGAACTGTGCCGTCAACTAATGCTGCTTTATCTGTTTATGGAGAAATGCGAAGTGGCATCAACCATTCTGGTTCGGTAGCAGCTCCAACAATATACATACCAAACCAAGGCTCAATATCTTTATCGTGCGACAATTCCACTACCAATAGAGTAGTTGGTTTTGATTACTCGTTAAAGATTGGGAGAGAACCACTTTACAAAATAGGTTCAATTCTTCCCGCCGAAGTAATTACTGATAGAGTTATTGAATTTAGTGCGTCTGTTCAGATTGATGTGGACGATGCGTTCTTGCAAAATGCGAGTGGATTTTTATCAGGAAGACAGAACAAAACAGTAACTTTTACTGTAAAGTCAAAAGACAATACGCAAACAATTCAGCAGCTCACAATACCAAATGCATCACTAATTGGCGAGACTCTAGCATCATCTGCTGATGGCGGCGTAAAATTAACACTTAACTATATTGGTCATTCATGAGCAGCTTTTACGATAGAACAACAGGTAACATTAGTGGCGTTAGCCCACTAGCTTCATTAAGCTCAGAGTTTCCAGCATACGGATCGAAAGTGTCAATCACTTCGCGAAACAGTTTATATGAAACACAAAATGGATTCTATAACATGATTCCAATGTCAGTCAATAACTTGAACGCCAAGTTTGATTTGAGATACGATCTGCCCGAAAACAAAGCTCAACAGTTGGTGAGATTTTTAGAATTAAAAAGCGGTCAAGAGTTTATCGAATTTGACGATCCTTCTGATTTCTATAAGAAGGTAAGTGGAGTTTGCGACAACTATGCTATTAATCACATAAACAAGCAACATTATGAGGTTGCATTTTCGCTAGAAGTATTTCAGGCTTCTTCTATTCTTAATTGGTCTGGAATGTCTTATATCAATACCAGCTACAAAACTTGGTCTGCGGCTCAATCCTATAAAAAGTATGACATACTTTATTCTGGGGTAAATAGCAATAAATTAAACAATTTTTATTACTGCACCGAAGATCATGTTGCATCTAGCACTTCTTTAGATGGTCCAACAGGTTCTACAGCAAAATGGAGTCAGTCATTCTTTTTCGAGCCAGATGTTGGCGTTCAAAACGATGTTAAAATGCGCGTTGACACTGTAGATTTCAAAAACTCTTTTATCCAAAAGATAAATTCTTCGCGTAATATTTCTTTAATCAATTGGCAGTATAAGTTTGAAAATATTGATGATCAAAAAGCTAAAGCCATCTTCCACTTTTTGGAAAATAAATTCGGCTATAGAAGATTCTATCATACACCTCCTTCTGTTTACAATAGATTGAAGGTATACTATTGTCCATCGTGGAGCCACACTTGGAACTACAACAATTCACACACATTGGAAATTGAAATAGTGGAAGATCCACTTGGGATAGTTCCTAACGATCAATGAGCAAATTCATATTCAAAAGCAATTCAGCAATACTAGCAACATCACCATCTCCTGCTTGGACTACTACCGAGCAGAGCGGTTATTTTGTGCCGCTAGTTCAAGGATCAGAGATTTCTGTTTCGGTGGATAGACAAACATCAAAACAAGTAGGCTCGCAACAATATGCATTAGATTCAATTGTTAGAGCGCCGAATGTTTCTTTTAATGTTGATTATCTTTTTTCGCCGCATTTAGTAAACGAGTATCTGCTTGGACTATCACCCGCAAGTGGATCAGCAAGATCAATAGCATCTGGAATGTCTACTCGCGATCAGAATTTTTATTTGATTATAAATGATCAAAACGGGCAAGATTTATTGCAGAGTTTTACGGGAGTTTCGCCGCGAACTAATTTCAGTGGAATGACATGCGCAGCGATTGGTAACTGCTTTTTGAATAACTATTCTGTTGGTTTTCAAGTAGGTGGATTGCCCACGGTATCTGCTTCGTTCAGCGCGTCAAATCTTCAAATGACAAATTTGACAGGTTCAAATGTTAGTATTCCAGCAATCAATCTTGCTTCAGGAAACAATAGCGGATCAGGATTTTTGAACTTCAGTAATTTAAAAACATCATTATCAGGATATTCCAACCAATTTAATAACAATGAACTCAATATATTTAGACCAAAAGTGGTATCTCCTCAAAATGTATCAGCTCAACTCGAAAATCTACAGATGGGTGGAGCGGTTCTCGTTAGTGGAGCAATCATTCAGTCTGTCAATCTTTCTGTCCCATTTGAAAGAACGGATCTATATGGTTTAGGCAGTAATCACGTATATGGACGAAAGCTTCAGTTGCCAATAAGAGCATCTGTTGACGTTAGCGCTGTAGTTGATCAATTTTCTAGCGGTAATCTTCATCTGCTTAATAGAGCGGAAGAGACGTACGACTTCGATATTATATTTGCAGATCAACAACAAACTGCTTCTGGAAAATTTGAGATTCGTGGCGCGAAAATAAATTCTTTTTCGCATTCTATGACAGTAAACAATAGAATAGAGTTTAGCGCAAATTACTCCGTAGAGGTTACAGACGCATCTGGATTAAAAGTTTCGCCATATCCAAAACCATCAACATACATCAGTTCTTTTGATATAGTTGGAGCGTTTGCTTGATAATATCACTTGCCGAAATCGACTTGGATATTCTTGCTTTCAAATGATTTCATTTGATTGGGATGCTTTGCTCCTCTGCGTTTTTCAGAATAGTCTTTGAAGTATTTTTCTTTCACTGGGTCAACGCCGCCAGCCATCTCTGCTCGTTGATGACTAAGTTCTGCGCTTTTATCTAAAAGGTCTCCATACGTTCCTTTTTTGCCGCCAGTTTTTCGAGTAAAGTCTTCGGATTTAAATGGATCAATTTTTGAATCAATAGATGCATGTGGAACAGTGAATACTCTTTTCCAAGTAGCTTCATCCCCATCCTCTCCAAAATATTCGTGGACATCGCTCATTTTTTGAACAATGTCCCGATACTCTTCCGTTTCAGAATTAAAATAAGTATAAATTGGCATTAGGAGAACGACTCAAGAATTTTCTGGACAGTATTGGCATAAGTTAATTGCTCGCCAAGTTTGATTCCAGCAGTATTGATAGGTTGGTCTGCCAAGCGTTTTTCTGCTCTGTCAAATGCATCAATCATGGCTTGCTCAGAATAAGCAGGAAAAGGACCTTGATTAAAGCTGTGACCAGTAGTAAAAAATGCTCCATCATGACTGTCGATATGAGAATCACACTCAACGAGAATGGCGTTTTCATCTGTAGCCCAATCTTTGTGAGAGGTGGAGTTTGAGACGATAGACCATTTGCCGAGACATGTAGCATTAAAGCTTGGCAGATTCCAACCTTCGGCATAACTTAATCCAGTAAGGTCAATATCAATTGCGTTCAGCAACTCATTGACTTCTTGATTAGTTTTCAAGTATGGAAGAAAATTGATATTAGAATACCTTTTGCCTCCAAGAACACCGTTGATGATTTCATTCATTTGCTCTGGCTTAAAGAATGGATTTGTAATACAGCAAGTAAGTTGATACTTGTTGTTGTTTCCATATTTTTCGAGCCATGCTTTGATGATACCAGCAGTGTTTTTTCTCTTCTCAAACTTGCCCATCAGTCCGAAATGAGTTACGCCTTTCAAGTATGTGCGATCAGTTCTTTGGAAGTCCTGATCGAACCCAAGAGGTGCAAAAACAAAGTTATCACACCCTTTTTGTTTAAACAAGTCCAGCGCATAATTGGAAGTAACGATTACCTTATTTTGGGATTTGGCAATAGCGACTTCTATATCAGTGGGTTCGCTGCACTCGTAAAATGTAAAAAGATTTTGACAGTGAGATTTTCTGTCTTCTCCACCACTGAAATGCCATAACTTCAGTGATGGAGATCCATGTGACAACGCCGAGTAACGATTATCAATTGCTCTCTGCAAATATTGTTTAAAGTCTTCTGAGACTTTGAAAGTAGACAAGTCAACATTTCCAATTGGAAAAAGCCCAATATCAAAATTCAATTTATACAACTCCCGAAGAATGTTAAAAGAAACATTTCCGAAACTAAGGGAATTAAGTGGAGCTTCTACTATTAGGCTTTTCATATCAATTAAAATGGAATGTCATCATCGTCTGCTGCGAAATTGTCTTGTTTTGCAGCTGGTGCTGATGGTTTGCCAGCTTCGTCTTTTTTGCCGCCGCCAGTATTAAGGAACTTGATTTTCGTTCCACGGATAAAGTTTTTGGACTTTTCAGTTCCATCTTTATCTTTCCAAGTGCTGGAGCTAAGCTCGCCTTCAAAGTAAATTTGACGACCTTTGACTAGATATTGCTGGCATGTTTCGCCAAGTTTTTCCCAACACTCAACGTCAATGAAACATTTGTTTTTTGAGTTAGAGTCTGAGATACACATTCTCATGCGACAAATAGATTTGCCACTAGAGGTTGATTGAGTGGTGGGGTCAGCCACCAGATGTCCGATTCCTACGATTGTATTATGCATTTTGAATAATTTTTTTAATTTTGCTGATGAATTTGTCGTGAATATCTATGCAGCCCTGTATGGACATTTTCAAAGATTCCGCAACTTCTTTCCATCCGTGCGGCTTATTGTAAGTCAATCCATAGCGCATGTCAATAATTTTTTTGATTCTTTGATCTTTTTGTTCGCTAGCCATCTTGATGATCATTTCAAGAGATTCCTGCGCCTGTATTTCTTCCAAGAAGATTGAGCCGTCAGAGCATTGATCGAAGTTATCGTCAAGCGATTCGCGTTGGAATTTCTTTTGTTTATTATAGATATTTAAACAGCGCCAGCGAGTTTCATTTGCTAGATATGTCGAGAACTTGACGTTTCTGTCTGGTTCGAATTTTAAAGCAGCAGAATAGATGTAATAATCTTTCTCCTCTAGGATTTCGTTTTTATCAATAAAAAATGCTGCATTAGCGATTGTTTTATTAACGGTGTCGATGTAAATGCCAGAATGCTTGTCGATAAGACACTGAAGGCTTTCGCTGTCGTTTTCTTGTTTGATTTTTTCAATCAATGAAATGTCTGTGTCCATAGTTCAATTTCTTTTTCATCAACGGTTTTTTCAAGCACTTCAATAGCAACTTGCTTGAGCATTTTTTTATTTTCAGCGCCAACAGTTTGCCAAGTCAACTGGAAGTCGCAGCTAGCTTTGAGAATTGGATTGTTAGCAGCCTCCTCTTCATTTGCTGGAGGAACGATATTTTCGCCGTCCATTCTATCAATAAAGATGCAATAGCTCTTATGCTGCCTCAACCACTCAAGCTCATTTGGAAAGCGAATATCTGGAACGATATAGACACATTGTTCAGTCATCTTTTCCGCTGCTTGTTTAATCCAAACATTGTTGTCAAGCTTTCGGCGCACATGCGTTCCCCATGTAACCAACAATGGTCTGATGATTGTTTTTTCTTCAGTGTTGTCGGTGTACACATCAATGCCAAGAGTCTTGTCAACAAAGTCTCGCAGTTCATCTTTTAGAGAATCAGCAAGATTTATTTTCTTGCTTTTCACATTAATGTCTGCCAAGACTTCTTGAATTAGATCTGCCATAGTATCTTTGCCGCAGCGAGCGTTGCCGCAAATTCCAATAATTGTTTTAGGTTCAGTGTTCATGATCCAGTGCTGCCAAAGCCTCCAGTTCCTCGTTGTGTTTGATTTAAAGCGCCAACTTCAAATTCCGTTGGCTCGATTGTTTTAGTGAAAACCAATTGACCGATTTTGTCGTATTTTTTGTAAATTTGAAACATATCTACTTCGCATAACAATTTGCCTCCATCAACAATCATATCGTGAGGTTGAAAAATGTAACCAAAACGAAGTTTAATCGTTCCACGGTAGCCATTGTCGATAAGTCCAACAGAATTGCGCAAAAACAAATTAGTCTTGGAAATCGAGCTTCTTGGCATAACAAGCGTGTGATAGCCTTCTTCGGGGGCAATCGCTAGTTCAGTATCGTATTCGATATAGTCGATCTTTTCCCAATATGGACCATAGGCAATCTTCCCAACAATCTTTGGCTCGCTTTGTGCGATAACGTCCCATCCAGCATCCCCCATATTGGCTGGCAAGCTGATATAATCAACAGAATTTACTGATAGTTTCATTTTCCTTGTTCTTGATTATTTTTTGGTGGACCAAGTTTTTCTGCGAGGTCTTTTGCGAATGAGTGCATCCCAAGATCTGCTAAAACAAAAGGCGAATAAATAAATTCTGCCGCTTTTTTGTTGATTTTGACTGGGATAACTTCAATTGTCGCTCCAACAGAAAATCCATCTTCCGAAGATTTTACTTGTCGATTTAAAGCTGCTATTGCAGCCGCCATTGGCGATTCTGCTGATTCGATAAGACAATCCCACTCTGCACTAGAACAGATGTATGATTGTGTTGTTTTTTTGTCTTTCATACGAGTGAAATTTAGCGTAAAGTTATTACTTTGTCAAGCAATTTGTTGATATTTTTTTAATCAAAAAAGAAAATGTATTGTTCTTATGAACAAAGAGAGTCTATCTTATTTCGGGCGATTTAAATTAATTATAACGCTTAGTAATTGCTCTGCGCCAAAGCTTTAGTTCTAAGCGTGAAGTTATTGGCAAGCGTATACGTATAGATAAGCGTAGAGTGGTAGTACTATACAATACTTTATTGATTATCGTATACGTTATAGACTTTACAAAAGCTTTTGTCTTAGGTCGCTAAGTACTACGTACTCATTATAATGACCAAAAACAACTTGTCAAGAAAAAAAATAAAAAATTTTTCTTGTTGACATTGACGCGATTTTGACGATAGTTCGTGTAAACAAATTGCTATGATCTTTGAAGAACAAATCTCACGTAAACCGAATAAATATCCATGGACTGAACAATTCATTGATGCAATGCATCAGGGATTTTGGACTGACAAAGAATTCAGCTTCAAAACAGACTTTCACCAATTCAAAACTGTTCTGAATGACAAGGAGCGCGAAATCATCGTGAGAACATTGTCTGCAATTGGGCAAATTGAGGTAGCCGTTAAGACATTCTGGGCTAAGTTAGGCGAAAACCTTCCCCACCCCTCACTTTCCGATCTGGGCTTCGTAATGGCGAATGTAGAGGTAATTCACAACAACGCTTACGAGCGCCTTTTGCGTGAATTGGACATGGAAGATGTATTCGAGGAAAACCTCAAGCTGGAGTGGATTCAAGGGCGCGTGAAGTATCTCAAGAAATACACACATCGCTTTTACAAAGATTCCAAGAAGCAGTATCTTTACGCTTTGATCTTGTTCACTCTTTTCGTTGAGAACGTCTCTTTGTTCAGTCAGTTTTACGTAATCAATTGGTTTGCCAAGAATAAGAATGTTCTTAAAGATACCGACCAGCAAGTTCGCTATACACGCAATGAAGAAGCGATTCACGCAATGGTCGGCATGAAAATTATCAGCACCATTCGCGAAGAATATCCAGAACTTTTCGACCAAGAGTTGCAGGATCGTATCGCTCACGAAGCAGAGCAAGCTTTTATTGCAGAAAGCAAAATCATTGATTGGATGGTAAATGGAATTCAAGAGCCTGGTCTTTCTGCTCCCGTATTGAAAGAATTTATTAAAAACAGAATCAATGAGTCGTTATCGGGAATTGGATTTTCTCCAGTTTTTGATATTGACAATCAATTATTGGATGATACATTTTGGTTCGACGAGCAAGTTCTCGCACCTAATCAAACTGACTTTTTCCATTCCAGACCCGTAGAGTATGCGAAAAATTCACAATCCTACGACGAAGACGAACTGTTTTAATTTATGACGAAAGAAAAATACTACTGGCTAAATGAAGACTCCATTAAATTCTTGGAGCAAGGTTATCTAAGTGAGGGTCAATCCCCCATCGAAAGAATTCAAGAAATTGCTAATACAGCGCAAAAAATACTTGGCATCGAAGGTTTTGCGGCTAAGTTTGTTGATTACATGTCTCGCGGCTTTTACAGCCTCTCCACTCCTGTGTGGATGAACTTCGGAAACGAAAGAGGCAATCCAATTTCTTGCTTTAACAGCCACATCTCTGATAGCATCGAAGCTTTCTTAACTAAACAAGCAGAAGTCGGAATGATGACTAAAGTTGGTGGCGGAACATCTGGATATTTTGGCGACATTCGCCCAAGAGGTTCTAAAATTTCAACAGGTGGCGTTGCAGAGGGTGCAGTCCGATGCATGGAGTTGTTTGACAACGTAGCTAAGATAATCAGCCAAGGAAGCGCACGTAGAGGCAGCTTCGCGGCATACCTTCCGATTGATCATGGTGACTTTGACGAGTTTATGAAGATTCGTTCTGAGGGTCACTCTATTCAAGAAATGTCTATTGGAATTACCATTCCTGAAGGTTGGATGAATTCAATGATTGATGGCGATAAAGAAAAAAGACGCAGATGGGGAGCAGTAATCAAGAAGCGTTCTGAGACTGGCTATCCTTACGTTTTCTTTACAGATAACGCTAACAATCAAGCTCCACAAGTCTACAAAGACAAAGAATATAAAATCAATGCAAGCAACCTTTGTTCTGAGATTTTCCTTCCATCTACCAATGATGAGTCGTTCGTATGCTGTTTGTCTTCATTGAATTTGTTGTGGTGGGACGAAATCGAAAAGACTGATGCCGTCGAAACAATGGTAATGTTCTTGGATGCCGTCATGACTGAATTCGTGGAGAAAACAAAAGGCAATCGCTTGATGGAAGCCGCTCATAACTTTGCTAAAAATCACAGAGCTTTGGGAATGGGCGTTCTTGGCTATCATAGCTACCTTCAATCAAAAATGATTGCATGGGAAAGCATGGACGCTCATTTCGAGAATATCTCTATCTTTTCAGAAATTCGTAAACGTGCCGATAAAACTTCTCAAGAACTTGCTACAATGTTTGGCGAGCCAGAAGTATTGAAAGGCTATGGTCGCCGCAACACTACGACTATTGCTATTGCACCTACTACAAGCTCTAGCTTTATTTTGGGGCAAGTAAGTCCTAGCATTGAGCCTCTCAATAGCAACTACTTCGTTAAGAATCTTGCTAAAGGTCAATTTACTTATCGCAATCCAAAACTCGAAGAAGTGTTGGAATCAAAAGGAAAGAATGACAAAGAAACTTGGAAGAGTATTTTGATTCATGGTGGAAGTGTTCAGCATCTTGAATTCTTCTCGGAAGACGAAAAGAATGTTTTTAAGACGTTCGCAGAACTTTCTCAAAAAGAAGTTGTGATTCACGCAGCACAAAGACAACAGTATGTTGATCAAGGACAATCGCTCAATTTGATGATTCCTGCTGGCACAAAACCAAAAGAAATTAACGAATTGATGATCTTTGCATGGGAACAAGGAATCAAATCTTTGTATTATCAAAGAAGTTCGAATCCATCTCAAGATTTAGCTCGATCAATTTTGACATGTTCTAGTTGCGAAAGTTGATTTTTTTATTAAAAAAAAGTGTAATAAGTTCGTATGGAATTAGACTTCTCTTTGCAAATTAAAGACCTCTTTGAAAATTCAGAAGCGGCTAAAAGATCTGGACCAAAAAGCGGGGCGCAAACCCCCGCTAAACCGTCCGAGCGCAAAAAAGGATCTGATAAAAATCCAGCAGGTTCTGCATCGAAAGATGGCGCAAAGATTGAATTTACAGAAAAGATCGTCAATTCTTTGCAAGAGAAAGTCAAAAACCATAACGAAAAACACAGCAAAAAAGTCACGCTTTCTCAATTGAAGAAAGTTTATCGTCGTGGTTTAGGCGCATTTTCTTCGTCTCACAGACCAGGACAGAATAGAAACAGCTGGGCAATGGCTCGCGTCAATATGTTTTTGAAGATGCAAGCTGGCGGCAAAGTAAAGAATTCCTATCGCGCTGCCGATCAAGATGTGGCATCTGGTGAAGAATTGTATTACGAACAAAAGCCAGAAGATGTATTTTGGGAGTTTGATTCTATTGACTTTGATTTGGCGCGTATTGACCTTTTGAAAGCTAATGTAGACTTGGATGAAGAAGGAGACATTGATCTCTTTGATATTGATTATAGCGAAGCTGAGAAGAAGACTCTTGGCAAACCGTTCCGTCTTCCAAGTGGCTCCAACAAAAAATTCGGTGTCTATGTCAAAAATGACAAAGGCAACACTGTGATGGTTAAGTTCGGCGATCCTAACATGGAGATTCGCAGAGACGATCCAGATCGCAGAAAAAACTTCCGCGCCCGACATCAGTGTGATACCAATGTTGGTCCTCGCTGGAAAGCTCGTTACTGGAGCTGCCGATTCTGGAGCAAGAAGCCTGTATCATCTATGGCATCAGAAGAATTCCTTTTGAGCGATGATGATGGAATGGATTGGGATTGGGATGACTCTGAATTTGTCGAATACGACGAAATTATTGCAGAATATCCAGAATTACAAAATGTAGAAATTCAGGTTGAAGAAGTTGATTTGTAAGTTAAAATAGGCTGTGAGTTCAGTCATTTTTACTTCTTACTTCTCTCTAAAGCAACATCCTAATGATCCTAATGATCCTTGGGTAATCGGTCGTCAAGCAGACGGTCGCGTTGCGCAAAATGATTTTAAATATATTGAGCCTTGGTATAGTTCAGTTGATAAACTTGGTCTCGAAGGTCGTATTTTTTACGACAATTTATCTGATGACTTTTTGAGTAAATATACCACTGACAAGATTAAATTTGTCAAAGTATCTCCATCCGATTACTCTAATAATGATTGGAGATTTTTTTGCTATCGAAATTACTTGGAAGAAAACAAATTCGATAGCGTATTTCTTACTGATGGATCAGATGTAACAGTTGTCAAAGATCCTTCTCAAATCATTGCGGAGTTTTCTGATACTGATTTATTTGTATGCAAAGACAGCATTATGCTCAATGAGTTTGCTTATTTAGATCTTCATCAACAAGTTGGATGGGATGACTATGTTTTATTCTCCATTATGGCAGGTCGATGGGAACTCATTAACATGGGCGTAATTGGTGGTAATTATTACAACATAATGTTATTTTTAAATCAATTTTGCGAAACAAGAATAAGGCTTGGAGAACCAGAGTTTAATTCTGATATGTGGGTTGGTCAATATGTTTTTAGAAAACATCTTGCCGACAAAAACATACTTATCGGAGAGCCTTTTACTAGTGTATTTAAGCAATACGAAATAGACAGAAAGGACGTTTTTTTTATACACAAATGAATACATGCTCTGTTATATTGCAAAGTGGACTTGGTAATATCTTATTTAAGATTGCTGCATCTTATGCTTATGCCAAAAGATATAATAAAAATTTTAAAATTTATAGATCGCTATGTGACGACAGCCCACATTCCCCGTTTGATTTGTATATTAATACAATTTTTTCTAAAATAAAATTTTCAAATGAAAATCCCCAAAATCTTCCAGTTTTTAAAGAATCTGCAATGCTCTATAGAGAAGTTCCGAACATTAATGAAGATTTTTATTTTTATGGCGACTTTCAAAGTGAGAAGTATTTCTTAGACTATAAAGATGAAATTATAGATTTATTTACTACAAATTTAATTCCATTTAATGGAAGTGGTTATTGCTCTATTCATGTTCGTAGAGGAGACTACTTATCATCTTCTCATTTTTATGAACAATTAGAATACGATTATTATAAAACTGCCTATAATTTGATGCCACCAAATACAAAGTTCTTAGTTTTTTCAAATGATATTGAATGGTGCAAAAAAAACTTTACTAAAGATATGGGATTTGAAAATATTGAGTTCGCTGATAACAATGCCAATTATATTGATTTAGAATTAATGTCGAAATGTGATCACAATATCATAGCCAATTCAACATTTAGTTGGTGGGGAGCTTATTTAAATAAAAATCCTAATAAAATTATAATAACTCCAAAACAATGGATTACTCAACATTTAGCAAATCTTTCGTGTGAAGGAAATAATGCTCAATATATGGAAGATCTTTTACTAAAAGAATGGATAAAAATATAAATATGAAAATAGCAATTTTAGCAGTTGGAACAAATAAATACAGATCTCTAATGCTCGATCTTGTCGAGTCAATAAATAAAAAATTTCTAAATGAATTTGAAAAGCATTTTATACTTTTTTCCGATGAAGATATTTTTTCAGAAAAATTAACAAATGTTTTTTTTAATAAAATTGAACATGAAAAATGGCCACTTAATTCTTTAAAAAGGTATAGTTATTTTGTAGATAAAAAAGATTTAATTTCTCAATATGATTATGTTTTTTATTTTGACGCAGATCTACTAGTTGTCGAAAATGTTAATGATTTTGAATTTCATGATTTATTTGCCGTTAATCACCCACAGAATTTATTTACGCCAAATATGTGGGATATAGAAACAAATAAAAATTCTACCGCATATTTAGATCCAACGCAAATTGGAAATTATGTTCAAGGTTGCTTTTGGGGAGGAATTCCTTCAGAGGTTTTAAAAATGTGCGACACTCTTTATAAAAATGCTAAAATTGATTTAGATAATGATTTTATTGCTAAATGGTTTGACGAATCACACCTAAATCATTATTTCTTTCATAATAAAGAAAAGGTAAATATCGTCTCTTCTTCTTTTTCTTATCCTGAATCGTGGCGATTAAACGTGCCAAGACTTATTATCCATAGAGATAAAAACCATACAGAAATGAGATCATGAAAAAATACAAGTTATCTGTAGCTGCTATTTTTAAAAATGAGTCCTTAAATTTAAAGGAATGGATTGAGCATTATTTATTTCATGGTGTTGAACATATATATTTAATTGACGATAATAGTTCTGACTCATACTTAGAAATTATTTCTCCTTATATAGAAAAAAAAGTAGTCACTCTCATCATTAATGACATTTCTAAATTTCATAATAGACAACAAGCTATTTATGATAAATTTATATTGCCTAAAATTAAAGATTCCGAATGGACAATTATTTGCGATTTGGATGAATTTTGGTATTCCCCCAAGGAAATAGATTTGAAAAATATTTTAAATAAATATAAACAATATGACGCAATATATGCGAATTGGGCGATGTTTCACTCAAATGGAAATGTCGAACACCCAAAGTCAATAGTTCAATCTTGCACGATGAGGCATGATTTAGATGGAGAAATGATGTGTCTCATTAATGGATCTTTCATTCCTAATAGAACATCTAGTCGCAAATACATAATCAATGGCGATGCCAGAATAAGTGGTCTTTGGGTTCACGATCCAATTGGAAATTTCTCATCAATAAATGCTTCATATTTAGGTCAAAAAGATTATGATTTAATCATCAATCACTATACAACACAATCAATTGAATTTTGGGAAAAGGTTAAAATGAAAAGAGGAGATGTCAATAATCACCATCCAGACGATGCAAGAGATTGGGAGTATTTTAAACATCTTAACATCGGAGAAATAGAAGATACCGAGCTATCTAAACAAAATAAAAAAATATATGATAACAATTAGTGAACACACTTTAGATGAGTCTCTATTAAAAGATAAGGACTTGAAAATTATTGATCTCGGAGCTTGCTTGGGAGAATTCTCTTCTGGGGTAAATGAAAAATTTAAAATACAGCAATCTATTCTAGTTGAAGCTAACCCAACAAATTTTTGCAAAATAAAAAACAAAGACAATTTTATATTGCTAAATCAGGCTATTGTTCACAATGCAGAACAAGAGTATGTATCTTTTAATGAGGACGAAAGCTCTCCTTATAATGGATCTATCGTTTTTGATTATTTTTCTGAATCAATGAAGGTTCATAAAATAAAAACTACTACACTAAAAAAATTAATTAATATGATGGATTTGCAACCCGATGAATTAATAGATATTCTAAAAATTGACATTGAAGGAGCAGAATATGATCTTTTATTGAATGCAGAAGAAAAAGATTTGAAAAAATTTAAACAGCTTACGATAGAATTCCATGATTTTGTCAATCCAAATTTAAGAGCCATCAATTCTATCATAATCAATAAGCTTACATCAATGGGTTTTTCTTTAATTTCTTCAAAGCCAGCACATTTTCGATATGGATCTAATCATTATGATGTTTTATTGATAAATGATAAAAAATAATTATCTTTAATTAAACTCAATAGGCAAATGGACAATCTTAAAGAAAAATACATAGGCAAAAAAATAGATCACATGAATATACTAAATATCGAAGACGCTGCCAAAACTCTTGGCAATAAAAAATGCATAATTGTAACTGGAGTTACTGGACAAGACGGAAGCCACATGGTAGACTATCTACTGGAAAATACTGATTATGAAATCTTTGGTTGCGTTCGTAGGCTGAGTGTCTACAATCATACAAATTTGTCTCATATCAATAGCCAAAGATTCCATTTGATTAATTTTGACCTGACAGATTGTCACTCCATTTCGAGAATTATTGAAAAACTAAAGCCTGACTATTTTATTAATTTGGCAGCTCAAAGCTTTGTCGGAAGTAGTTGGGATTTTGCTCAACAAACTTGGGAAACTAACGCAACATCAGTTCTCAATATTCTTGAAGCAATCAGAAACTATCATCCTGCTTGCCGATTTTATCAAGCTGGATCATCTGAAGAGTTTGGTGATGTAGTAACAGTGCCTCAGAGTGAGGAGCATCCTCTTCGCCCAAGAAGTCCTTATGGCGCATCTAAGGCAGCAGCTAGACAAATTCTCAAAGTATGGCGAGAATCTTATGGACTATATGCTGTTCAGGGTTGGTTATTCAATCACGAAGGAACTCGTCGTGGTGAAGAATTTGTTACCCGCAAAATTACCAAAGCAGTAGCTCGCATTAAAAAAGCAATTGATAATGAAGAAGCTTACAATCTTCTGGAACTTGGAAATATCGAATCCAAAAGAGATTGGTCAGACGCAGAAGATTTTGTCGATGGTATATGGAAAATGCTCAATCAACAAGAGCCACGCGACTATGTTCTCTCTTCCAATGAAACCCACACAATCCGCGAATTCGTTGAACTCGCATTTGAAGCTGCTGGTATTCATGGCGAATGGAAAGGATCTGATATTAACGAAATCTTTCAACAAAAAGAAACTGGCAGAGTGCTGATGGTAATCAATGAAAAATTCTATCGCCCAGCAGAGGTTGAGCTTCTTCTTGGTGATTCAACAAAGGCTCGTCAAGAGCTTGGATGGAAGCCAAAAACTTCTTTCAAAAATTTAGTTGACAAGATGATTTTTCATGACATAATGCTCTTGGATGGCAAAGAGTAAGATCAACAAAAAACACATACTCGCAAGACTCACGCTTGTCCCCACAAAGGATAAGCGTTTGTTTTATATGCGAGAAATGAAGCTGCTAAATGACTTGTGCGAAAGATACTCGCTTGAGTTCATGAATGCCGTTTCTTTTGACAAACAGCTTGACTCTCTGGCTTATTTAGTCTGTGACAAACTTAAAGAGACAATGGATAAAAAGTTTCGCGCATTCAATTTTAAGGTTGACTTATCCAAGTACCCCGATTACGATATAGGTGAGAAGGTTGGCGAGGATGCCACAATAAACAAAAAAATAAAATCATTAAAAGACTTTTTAGATGGCTAAAATTAAACAAGATAAAGATAAAGAAGTATTAAAGTCAAGCTCCGTGCTAGGCTCATTCTTAAAACAGAATTCCGAAGATCACTACAATTTTGAGGATGAAATTGATTACAAAGTTTCGAGCAGTTCTCTGCAACTAGACTTGAGACTCGGTGGAGGCTTGTGTCCAGGATTGCATAGATTTTGCGGTATGAATGAAGGAGGCAAGACAAGCGCTGCGCTCGCATTCATGAAAAACTTTTTGGCGACTGTTCCAAATTCAAAAGGATTCTACATCAAAGCAGAAGGTCGCTTGTCTAAGGAAATGAGAGAAAGATCAGGTATCAAATTTGTTTTCAAGCCAGAAGAATGGGAAGCTGGAACATGCTTTGTATTTGAAAGCAACATTTATGAAACTGTTGTCGCCGCAATGCGCGAACTCGTTACCAAAAACGAAGAAGACAATCGCTACTATTTCTTGCTTGATTCTGTCGATGGACTAATCACCAAAGGCGATCTTGACAAGGACTTCGAAGACTCAAACAAAGTTGCTGGCGGTGCTGTGATTGCCGCAAACTTTATGAAGCGCCTTTCGATTGCTCTTGCTAAGAGAGGTCACATGGCAGTATTCATTAGCCAAGTTCGCGCTGACATTAAGCTCGATCCATATTCCAAAGCTCCAGTTCGCCAAACAACTGCCACTGGCGGCAATGCACTTCTGCACTTTGCAAACTTCATTCTTGAGTTTGAGCCGCGATACAAGGGAGATTTAATTCTTAAAAATCCTTCTGACAAGACAATTGATGCTGTCAACAACCCAATCATTGGTCACTTCGCAAAAGTAACTGTGAAAAAGTCTCCCAACGAAAAAACGAATCTCACGATTGCTTACCCAATTAAATACGGTCGCACAAATGGCAACTCTGTATGGATTGAAAAAGAAATCGTTGATTTGCTTCTGCTGTGGGAGTTTCTTGGTAAGGGTGGTGCTTGGTACACAGCAACGGAAGAATTTGAAGAACTTCTCGCGGAAAATTCTCTTCCAGCATTCGGTAAAGTGCAAGGACTAGAATCGGTATTCAACAAAATTGAACAAGACCCACAACTCAGCAAATTCCTTGTTGGATATTTCAAGAAAGCAATTTGCAATGAAGTTTAAAACAATCAATGGTTCTGTCGCAGAGCTTAAAAATGCCAAGAGATATTTAATCAAATGGAAGGGCAAGAGTCGCAGCAAGTTTCAACTATACGTTAAAGAATTTCTTTTTCCATACTGGAAGAACGACATTGTTTTCGAAGAGTTCAAACTTGTCGGCACTCGCCTTTCTTTTGATTTCTACAACGCTAACAAAAAAATTGCCGTCGAAGTTCAAGGAGGTCAACACACGAAATATGTTGAATTCTTCCACGGCAATCGTTTTCAATATCTCCAGCAATTAAAAAGAGATGAAAAGAAATTACAATTCTGCGAAGTCAATGGAATCACTCTTGTCGAAATTTATCCAAAGGATAAAATCTGCGAAGAACTTTTTTCCTCATTTGGCGTAATTTTGTAATTGACAACGGTAAAAAAAACCTTATCCTCAACTCAGATGATCTATAACTTAGAACTAGAAAAACAACTACTAGCGGCACTAATCAAAGAACCCGAAAGCTATTGTGAGATTTCCAATTTCATTAGCCACAAGGATTTCTACAGCGAAGATTCGGGGCTGCACAGTTCCATCTTTACAGTAATCAAACAAGCGATCGACGCTGGCGATCAGATTGATGAGGTCATCGTTGCACAACGAGTATCGTCACTAGGATTATCTTTCGAAGATAGACTCAATCCTGCTGATTACATTCGCTCGCTTGCCATGCGCAAAGTCCCGCACGGCAATCTAATTAAGACAGCAAAAGAACTCAAGAAGTTCACGATTCGTAGAGAGATATATGAATCCTCTCAAGAGATTGCTCGCAAGATGAAGTCTATTGCTCCAGAGTCGAGCTATAGTCAAATCATAGGAGCAGCAGATGACTCCTACAATTCGCGCATCAATCTTTATGAGATTGGAAACGATACGCCAGAAAACATCTATGATGAAATGGAAGCATTGATTGAAGAGCGAGGCAACAATCCCATTACCGAATTCGGCATGATGGGTCCTCATGAAAAAATCAATGAAATCTATGGATCACTGCTAAGACCTGGAAACATCACAGTTATCGTTGCTCGATCTGGCGTAGGAAAGACTCAATGGTGCATGGACTACTCAACTAAAGTGTCGATGAAATACAATGTTCCTGTATTGCACTTCGACAATGGCGAGATGAGCAAAGAAGAGCTTATCATGCGTCAGTGCGCTGCTATTTCTGGAGTTCAAATGCATCTTCTCGAAACAGGAAACTGGAGAAAAGCTGGACCAGATGTTGTCGCAAAGGTTCGTGCTACTTGGGCAAAAGTAAAAAACCTCAAGTTTTATTACTACAATGTCGGCGGCATGGATGTAGATTCAATGATCAAGGTTCTCAAGCGATTCTACTATGGCAAAGTTGGTCGTGGCAATAAAATGATCTTCTCATTTGACTATATCAAAACAACTTCAGAATCTGGCGGCGGCAAGAATGAATGGCAAGTAGTCGGCGAAATGGTTGACAAATTCAAGAAGTGTCTTCAGAAAGAAATCCTTCATGAAGGTGAGCCTGTCATTCCCATGATTACATCTGTGCAATCTAACAGAAGTGGTATTACCAACAACCGTCAGTCAGCAAACATTGTTGATGATGAAAGTATCGTATCGTTGTCAGACCGAATTACACAGTTCTGCTCTCACATGTTTATTCTTCGCAATAAAACTGCTGATGAAATTGAAACAGAGGGAAGAAACTTTGGCACTCATAAAATTATCAATGTAAAAGCTCGACACCTTGGCAAAGACATTGCTGGTGCTGTTGAACCAGTTCGCATTGGCGATAATTTGCGGAAGAACTTTATCAATCTTGAGTTCCATAATTTTTGCATCACCGAAAAAGGAGACCTTCGTGACATTGCTCGCGTAATGGAAGGTGGCGCAGACCTAGAAGACAATGAATCAGATGACATCCCAGACTTCAATTGATCCCGTTCACATCAAGCCTACCCTTGAAAAAATAGGGTATCGCTTGATTGATTGCGGAAATCATTGGCGCACAAAAGCTTTATATCGAGGCGGCGACAATGAAACTGCTATTTGTGTTTACAAGAACACTGGAGTATGGACTGACTATGCTCAAGGCAGTCAGAAGTTTCCCTTTGAGAGACTAATCAAATTGACTTTTGGCTCTGACCAGCAAGCTATTAAAAACATTTTATCTTCTATCAACAAGTCTGAAGAATACGTATATATTGAAAAACAAACAATCGAAATGGACCAAATCTACCCTGAATCAATGCTGAACAATCTGTTCCCCAATTTTTCTTTCTATAAGAAGAAGGGATTGTCAGATGATACTCTTAACTTTTACAAAACTGGACTCGCTCAATCTGGAAAGATGTATCGACGTATGGTATTCCCAATCTACAACGAGTATAAGCAAATCATTGGCTTCAGCGGCAGAAAGATAGACGATAGTAATGACAAAATTCCCAAGTGGAAACATCTTGGTAAGAGAAAGAATTGGATTTATCCAGCATATATTCCCGCAGAAGAAACTGTTGATTCAATCATTCGCAAAGCAGGAGAAGTTGTGATTGTCGAAAGCATAGGCGATAGCATGGCTCTTTTTGAGTCTGGCATCAAAAACAATCTTGTATCTTTTGGACTCGGTTGTCAGTCTATCATGCTATCGTATCTCAGCTCTTTTCCTGTTAAGAGAATCGTAATCGCTGGCAACAATGACTTAGATGGCGAGAATCATGGCTATCTTGGATGCGTCAAAACATTGTTAAATCTTTTGCCGTATTTTGATTTTAATTGTATCGAGATTAATTTGCCGCCAGAATCTCACAATGACTTCTCTGACGCATTTAATTCTGGAGTCGATCTAAAAAAATGGTATAATACTCCTGTAGACCGTTCTCAATTCATCAAGGAATTGATTACTTTTGTAGCCGCAAACAAGCAGAAATTTAAAGAAAAAGACCTGTCTATGCTAAGAAAAGTATTAAAATCCTCATGAGTGAACCAAAGAATTCGTTATCCGCTAGTCGCATCAAAACTCTCCAGTCTTGTAGCTGGATGTATTATGCGAAGTATGTTATTGGCATACCCGACAAATCAAACGATGGCGCAAATCGCGGCACGATCTGCCACTTAATCTTTGAAGTTCTTGGCGAGCCTCGTAGAAAAAAAATCTACGACAAAATCATTAAAAAACAAGATGTCTTTTCGGTGAAGTCTATCGAGAAACTAATTTTCAAACACGCTAAACGTCTTGGGGTAAATGATGATGATAACATCGAGTTGATTAAAAAAATGACACTCAATGGACTGATGTATGACTTCTTCGGTCTATCTGCTGGAAAACCAGCTCTAGCCGTGTCGGAACAAGATTTCGATATTGTCGTTAATGACGGAAAATTCAAATACAAAATCAAAGGATTCATCGACAAACTATTTCTCTACAAGAAGCAGAAGTTTGCACTAATTCGAGATTTTAAAACTAGCCGCGAAACTTTCAAAGGCAAAGAAGTTAAAGACAATTTACAAGACTACATGTATAGTCTTGCAGTAAAACACTTGTTCCCCGAATATTCGGATAGAGCAAGCGAGTTTCTATTTTTGAAGTTTGAATTAGACGATTCAAAGAACTCTGGCATCATTCGCATGGCTCCAATCACCGATGATGACTTAGAAGGCTTTGAGCATCAACTAACAGCGATTCAAGAATACCTCGACAATTTCTCCGAAGAAGATGCTTATTCTAACTTTGCATCTAAGCAGCCGTTCCCGAAAGATAAAACTTTTAGTGGACCACTACAATGTGGATTCGCCAAATATCCAGGACAGCTAAAGATTGATGGAACTCCTATGTGGGCATGTTCCTGTAAATGGGCTTTCGATTATTTCTCCACTGTAGATGAAAACGGAAAGCAATTAAAATCATATTTTAATGAATCAGATATTCCAGAAGGACAAAAATACGAGAAGCGTAGCTATGGCGGATGTCCTACACATCAAAAAAAGTCTTGACATCGTGAAGGGGATGTATTATTCTCTTCTTGATGATTCCTATATTTACATCTCACTTCTCGATAGGCAAGTCGATTCTCACGCTACAGCACCCCGACAAAGAAACTTCGGATGGTTCTGACAGCATCTTTTCAATCGCTAAAGAAAGCGGTTTGAAGAACCTTTTCTTGGTTGAGGAATCAATGACTGGATTCTTCGAAGCCTTTAGAATTTCTAAAGAGCTAGGCATTCAATTACACTTCGGCTACAAATTCGTATGCTGCAACTCTGATGCCAATACCAAGTCTAATCATAAGCTTATTGCCTTTGCAAAAAATGACGCTGGTTGCAAAGCTTTGAATCAATTGTATTCTTTTATCAATACAAGTCAAAAAGGTGCTATCTCTAATGACGATCTGATCTCTCACTGGAGCGACGATCTGATGTTAGCTGTTCCTTTTTATGACTCATTTATTTTTAATAATCAAATGATTATGGGCAATTGCATTCCAAATATCGCACCGCTCAATCCAGTATTTTTCATCGAGTCTAATGGACTTCCATTTGATGAACTAATCAAGAAAGCTGTGCATCGTTATGCGCGAGATACCATGCCAAATGCATCAATTCAATTAGTGCAATCTATTTTTTATAAGCACAAATCTGACTGCGATGCCTTTCAGACATACAAGATTCTCAGTGACCGCAAATTTGGCAAGCAAGCGACACTCTCTTGCCCCAACTTAGAACACTTTGGCAGCGATGAATTTTGCTGGGAACAATACGAACAAAAACTTAAAACAATAATGAACCAACCATGAACGACCTACTTAGATTCAAAAAAGATCAAAGCTACATAG